ACCGGCAAACCCCAGCGACTCCGGATCGTCAAAAACCCCCTGAACTTCGCTGCCACACTGTGCCCCCGAGGTGAACTGCGCACAGAGCCCCATCACTTCAACAATCGTGCTGTCCACCCCGGCGAGGGCAGCATCAAAGGCATTCTGAAAATCACGCATGCTCAGCCGTTCCGTGCTGTATCATGGCTGTCGCCAGTGGTGATGGCACCAGAACACGCATGCCCCGGTACGTCAGTTCAACGGGACGGCCTGTCTCCGGGCAATACCCCATCACATGCAGGCATTTCCGCACACGGACCGCTTTAACATCATCCGTAGCATCAGTGTTGTGCAACTGCTCACCATCGTCTGTGTGATTTTGCTCAGGCCCGCTCTCATCACCAGGCATAATGCCCTCCCGGGAAGCAGCAAGCTCCTCTTCCCACTCAGACACACGTTGCGCAATATCCGCAGCACTCCCCGACATATCCGCCTCGCGCCCCAGCAGGCCAGCCAGTTGACGAAGACGTTTCTGATTTTCTTCTTTTGTTGCCATATCAGCCCCCTGTGAAAAAAGACACGGGGGCATTTCGCCCCCGCTCACGGATTATTTCACCTGCACCACCACAAACTCATCCGGATCCGGCAGCACCATCAGCGGTGCGGACTGCGTCATGGTAAATTCACGGGCCGGATCGCCCACGGTCAGCCAGTGTTTCGGGTAACGGGAAGAAGCCACCACACCTTCGGACAACGCCTGCGCATCCTGAATGGCACCGTAACAACGGATCCCATCTGCAGCCGTATTTCCCAGGACCAGCGTGCCCTCCGGCAGATAACGTTTTTCGGTACCGTCCTCTGCCACATAAGACGTTTTCGCCACCACAATGGCCAGATCGCCGTAATACCCTTTGAAAGACACCACCGCCCCCAGGTCTTTCACTGCCGTTTCGAGCTGTGAATTTGAGCCGCGACGGGTATCCAGTTTTTCGCGGAACAGCTTAAAACCATTCAGCAGACGCCAGACAGTACCGTCCATAATGGCAATATTCACAAGACCGCTGGCCTGATCGCAGTAGAGGTCAATATCATGCGTCGGATCAAACGTATCACGGTCCTGCTCAGACCATTTTTTACCGTCGGCCTGCTCAATGTTATTTCCTTCAGAGCGTCCAAAATCCACCTCGACAGTATCAAACTGATCCCCTTCCATGGTGTATTTGCCATACAGCACGGCATTCACCGCCTGCATTTCTTCCACCTGGACAATGGCATGCTCTTCCTGTTTGAGGTTATCGGTGATGATACGCAGACGACGGTAGGCCGGGTCGTTCAGTTGAGCCGGATCTTCACCGGGAAGACGCTCAACCGCCTGCTGGTAATTAAATTCGTGTTTCGGCTTGACGTAGCCCGGACGTAACACGCGGGTTTCACCACCGCGATGACGCAGCACTTTTCCTTCAACAACCGGGGAGACATAGGCCGCCACCGGCGTTTTTCCGGTAATTTTGTCCAGCATCACCTCTTCGGTATGGAAATTCACCGTACGGCGGAAAAACAGCTCCAGAAACAGCGCACGAAATTTCACTTTTTGTTCGGTATAACCGAGTAACTGGCGGGTCGTAAACAATCCCATAAATCAGTTCCTTTCATTCAGAAATCAGTCAGGCCACCGCGGTGGCCTGATAACGTGTTACGGCAGCGCCGCGTGACTCAGGGCACTGCCGGCAAAGGCATTTGCCTTTTTGTGTTCATCCACACTTTCAGGCCAGCGGATTGCCTCCGTCGCAAAGGTCCCCGACTTGTAATAGGTCAGTACCGTCTCTGTGCCTTCAAGCGGCAGTACCAGTATGCCAACTGCACTACCGGCTTTCTGTCCGTCCCAGACCACCAGTTTCCCGCTGGCTTCATCCAGCATCAGGGGCGTCAGTGCCGGTGTTGCCGAGGAAATCCCGCTGCTGCCTGTGGCGGTATGAGCCGGATCATTACCGGCAAAAATACGTACTTCCGCACGCTGTTCAGTGATGGTTTTCGTTACCATATTGTAAAAACCTCCTGTTGATGGTCAGCACTGACTTCATGGCATGGCCATGAGCATTTTCATGTCCGCATCACCGTCTGCTGACGTCTGTGGCACGCCACCCTGTACCGCAGCCGGTGAATGGTTCGCCATGATGCGTTCAAACAGGGCGGTTGTGGATGCAGAGACCGGTTCTGCCTTACCTGATCCCGCAGCCAGCACAGCCCGGGCGCTCTCCACAGTCATTCCCGGGCAGGCAGCCAGCTGTTCAGCCTGCGCCTCAGCCCCTTTTGCCTCATCCAGTGCCATGATCTGATCACGGAGTGAGGGTCCGGCATCCGCCTGCGGTGAAGCAGCCAGGATCGGGCGGGCTTTTTCCACCGTCATCTCCGGCATCGCCGCCAGCGTTGCCGCCAGTTGTTCACGACCGTTCGCTTCTTCACACGCCATAATGCGATCGGCTTCACTCTGCGTGGATGCCACCGGCTGCTGCGGTGCCGCCGCGGCCAGAATCGCCCGGGCCTGTTCAACGCTCATGCCCTGTTGTCCTGCCAGCATCGTGGCAAGCTGTTCACGTCCTTTCGCTTCCTGGCATGTCAGGATCCCCATCACTCGCTGGTTCTCCTGCGCGGCGGCTTCCGTTGCAGTTAATTGCGGCATAGTGCCTCCTCTGACATTACTGTTCAGCGCCGTGGCCATCACACTGATGGCATCCGACGCATTGACTAATTCATCCGCCAGCCCGGCATCAATGCCGGACAGACCTTCAAAAACGGCGGCCTCTGTTCCCGTGACGGCATCAACAGACAGACCGGTAAACATCGCCACTTTTTCGGCAAACATCCGGCGCGCCGCATCAATGCGCTGCTGCATGTCCTGGCGAACCTCTGCCGGTAAGGCTTCAAACTGATTGCCATCCACCTTGTGCGTCCCTGAGTAAATCAGCGTGATATCCACACCGGCCTGCGCCAGATGACCGGCATAGCTGACATGGCTCATCATCACGCCAATGGAGCCGATACGGGATGTCTGGGTAACCAGCCGTCGGGAGCAGGCCGACGCCAGCAGCATGGCTGCAGAACAGGCCGTGTCATTGCACAGTGCCCAGACCGGCTTCTGCTGACGGAGGCGGTAAATCATGTCAGCGCAGTCAAACGCGCCGGCGGCCTGCCCGCCCGGACTGTCAATGTCCAGCAGTACGCCCCGCACCTGGCTATCCGCCATTGCCTGCTGAAGACAGGCGACAATACCGTCATAGCCTGTCATTCCGGAAAATGGCCGCATACCCCCCAGCCGGTGCACCAGCGTGCCGGTCACCGGCAGTACAGCAATACCGTTCACCACCCTGTAAACACGGGCCGGTCGTTTACCTCCGGCCATGTACTCGTCCGTTTCAGCCAGCATTCCGGGAGCATCAAATTGTACCTGCTGTTGTGGTACCGAAAGACTTGCTGCCCCCATCTCGCGCCCGAGCGCGCAAAAGAAAACCCGCGCATAGGCGGGCTCCAGAAGCAGCGGTTCATTGAATGCTGCGGCAATAATGTGTGAAAGATTACGTCTCACGGGGTGTTGTCTCCTCTTCCGGCCTGCGACTCTCCGCTATCTGCTGCTGATACGCCTGCGCTATCCACACCGGACGTGAGAGTCCGGCTTTTTGCCGCTCTGCAGATTCCCTGACCTGCTGGCGGAAAATGTCCTGATAATCCTCGCCCATCAGCGCCAGCTCTTTCTCATACGTGCTCAGTCCGGCCTCAATGCGCATCACCGATTCCTGAACCTCCTTGAGCCCGTCAATGGCCATTCTTCCGGCACCAATCCACTCTGCCCGTGACCAGGCTGATCGCGCCTGATAAAAATCAAAACGCGCCCGTGGCGGACGGATAATCCCCCGAAGAAGTGCCTCTTCCAGCCAGCAGGAAAACATCTGCGTGGCCAGCCGGGCCGCAATAAATTTTCGCCGCCCCATAAAATAGCGCCACGACTCATTGGCAGAGGCCCTGGCACTTGAATAACTGACCTTCGAGTAATCACGGGACAACTGTTCGTAGGAAACGCCAAGACCGGCGGCGATATACCGCAGCAGCGCCTGTTCAAGCGCCGAAAATCCATTGTCTGAATCCTGCGCAGTCTGTAGTTTCAGATCATCACCAGGGAAAAGGTGCGGAATTTTGACACCGCCCAGTGTCACGTTATTCGTGTCATACCAGCTGGAGAACTTCTCCAGAATATTAATAAGCGGATTATCCTTCTGCTCCTGTGGCGCGCCGGCGATATATTCAAAGGCCTTTTCGGTATCAAGTTCACTTTCAATCGTCGCTGCATACATGGCTTTCACAATGGCCGACTGAAGCTGTGTTGCCTGCAGGGAATCCAGCATCTTCAGCCGTTCCATGACGCTGTAAAACTGATTAGCCCCACGGGTCTGCCCGTCCTCCACCGGCTCGAAAATATGCAGCATGGCCGGACGCCCGGTGGGAAGTTCACGCGGGATCCGTTCCCATCGTCCACTCCCGGAGCGAGGAAAATCATCCTCACAGATATGGTACGCAACGGCACGGCCATATCGATCGACCTCCACCCCGGCCCGCAGAAAACGGTTCCCCATACCGTGTCCTGGCGTGTCCACCCGTTTCGGACTCACGGCTTTAAAACGCGTACGGAATAACTGCGTGGTTTCCGTATCCCAGACCGGCTGCACAAAGATTTCGCCGTTAAACGCATGAACGCCCACACCTTCACGGATAAATTCCGTGAACGTGCGTTTTCCTTCCACGTCGATCTCGCCAGACATCCCTTCGGCGTATTCCGACCAGGCCGCCTCCACCTCATCGACAAAGCTTTTTGCTGCGGTCTCCCGCATCCCCAGCCAGCGCCAGTTCGGACGGTAGCTGATCAGAAACATATGCCCGACAATGTGATCCTTATGCAGGGCCACCGCATTGGCCGCTATCCCGTTATTGCGTACCAGATCATCTGCCCGGGCATTCCCCAGACGCAACGCGGGCAACAGAGCTGCATCGGCACTCTGCGCCGGTGGCAACCACTCCGCCATTTGCCCGCCAAATCCTGCGCCGCCCCCGTTGTAGCTGAGGCTCTCCCGAAGCGGAACGCCGTTCACATCAATCAGGACAGGCGTTCGTTTCATAACCTCACTCCCAGCGGACGACGGCGACGGCGGGTTGTCCCCTGTACCGACTCCGCATCATTGATCGCCCGGTTAAGCTCATCCAGAGAAGCCGCCGTATATTCAATTCTGCGACCATCTTTCTGGACAGACCCCACCCGTTTACCGGTTAATAAATCAAGGCGCGCCTGACGCAGCGCCTGCAGTTCAGCGACTGTAACCATTCACTCCTCCGGACAGCTTCGCTGCCAGTTCTTTCAGGGTTGGCCGGGTCGTCTCTTCTTCCCGGGATTTTGCCAGTACAGCCAGATCAAGCTGCCAGCGTTGCACGGACACACGTAATGCCGCGTAGGCATACACCAGGCAGTCCAGCGCTTCGTTACGCCGCTTTTTGTTATCCCACAGCAGACGCATCTTTCCTTTTTCCCACTTCTCCACCAGCTCTTCCGCCACCAGTTGCTGCGCCTCTGTCTGCGAAAAAATCTCCGGATCATCAGGAAAACGGATGGCATACGACGTGGCTTCATCCGCAGGCGTGGGATCGGCTTTCATACGGGCATAGAGAATTTCTTTTGCGGTGTCCGTTCCCACTTCACACAGATACACGCCCCGCTGATTGCGGGTTTTTGGCATGGTGATCACCGGCTTGCCATAGACAGATACGCCTTTTACCGGCAGCACCCGGAAAACACCGTGTTTTTTTGATCTCTGATAAACAATTTCACCATCGATCCCCCCGGTGTCCCAGCAGACACGGGAAATAGTCATTTCGGTGCCATCCGCATGGCGGTATTTTTTGTTGATCGCCGCATCCACACGTAACAGCGTCTCTTCCTCATCAGGACGCCCCATAATGATGATTTTATCCACCAGAAAGGCTTCCTCTCCCGGAGCCCATCCCCAGACATACATCTCAAAACGGTTTCGCTGCGAGTCAATGCCCGCCGTCAGATAAACCACCCGGGCAGGCACCGCCGCCGTGTAACGCACCACCTTATCCATCAGTACCTGGTGATCGAGTTTTTCGCCCACGGCCTCTTCCCAGGTCTCGCCCAGCGTGGTGTTCACAAAGGTTTTCAGGCCGTTGGGATCTTTCAGTGCATCCAGCCAGTCATAGACAATCTGTACCCAGGTGGTGAACGGACTGTACGCCGTCCAGATATGGAACGTGATGGAGCGCGGCGGCGGAATTTCATCACCCCGGGCGCTGAAAAACGTCAGACCGTCACGGGTCCACATGCCCGTGTTTTCACAGATCCACCGCCCGTTACTCTGGTCAAGCTCAGACTGATGGATCACACAGCCATGATGCTCACAAAGGTAGAAAACACTTTCTGGCTTATTCTTCTCCCACTTAAGACCGAAAGGCGAGGCATCATCGCCAAATTTCAGATACTGCTCCTCCCCACAGTGCGGACAGGGCACATAAAAACGCATGAAGTGTGCCGACTCGTTAGCGGCTTTTTCGATCTGGCAGGTGCCTTTGATTTTAGGCGTCGAGCCGCGAATGGATTTTGGCCACACCGACCCCTCAATACGCTTATCCCCCAGCAGGGTTGGCGAGCCCTCTTTTTCGACATCCGGCTCGAACGAGGAAAGTTCGTCATAGCAGACCACGTCCACGGATTTTTCACGGTAGTTTTTGGCGGCAGCGCCGCCCAGGCACCAGAAACCGACGCCCGATGAAAAGCGTTTCAGCGTGAGAGTATTGTCACGATGTTTACGACCCAGCCATGGGGAAAGGTCTTTCAGGCATGGCACGTTCCGAATCGTCGCCTCCACGTGAGACTTCATAAAATCTTCAGCGGCAGAATCCGTGGGCTGAAAAAGCAGACTGTTTCGGGATTTATGCTCAATAAAATACCCGACCACCCCCAGCAACATCTTTGTATAGCCAACACGGGCAGATTTAATCAGGTTAACCGTGCGAACCTGGTCGTTACCCATACAGTTCATAATGGCGATCTGGAATGGCAGCGTTTTCCATTCTCCCTCACCATATGAAGATTCTTTAGGCAGATAATAATTTTGATCAGCCCATTCAACTGCCGTCATTGGTACAACCCTGACCAGAGGCTGCAGCGCAACCGAAACGGCAGCCATCATATTATTCAGTTGTTGCTCTGATATATTCATCGAGTAAATCCGGTAATTTATCCCCTGCCCGCGCACACTGATTTGCCCCCTTAGCAATAAGGGTTTTCAGATGGTCAAGATGGCGCGGTGTTAAATCAGGAAACTGTCGCTGCATGGATAAAGGGATGGAATCAAGCGTACTGGATAACGCCATTGCCAGCTTACTGAGGGCAAAAATACAGAACCCGGTGTCAATAAGTTTTCCTTTTGACACCTCATTTTTTAACTGCTGTGTAACAGCCTGTTCTGCTGTCAGTTCCCATCTGGCAATAAGCAATTTCTCCTCATAGTCGTCTTCGCTATCGCCATCAGGCACATCGTTTTTACTTCTCCTCAGATACGATATGTAAAAATCGCGCCAGGCATCCAGATCCAGTTGCCCTCGCTTATTCGATATCGGGGCACCCGGCAATTTCTGCAATCTGCGAAGCTGGCGATCGGTCAGACTTAAATGCCTGGCAACTTCAGTCTGCGTAGCCACTCCTCACCTCGCAAAAACTCTCACCTCACAATCACAACAAAACCGGTCATGTCCGGTTTACATGTCTGTTTTTTGTTCATGTCCGGTTCACAGAAGACCTGTTTTTATATTTTTCATATAGTTAACTTGCAGAGAAACCGGACATGGATCCCGGAAAATTTTCATAAATAGCGAAAACCCGCGAGGTCGCCGCCCCGTAACCTGTCGGATCGCCGGAAAGGACCCGCAAAATGATAATAATTATCATCTACATGTCACAACGTGCATCTACGCCATCAAACCACGTCAAATAATCAATTATGACGCAGGTATCGTATTAATTGATCTGCATCAACTTAACGTAAAAACAACTTCAGACAATACAAATCAGCGACACTGAATACGGGGCAACCTCATGTCAACGAAGAACAGAACCCGCAGAACAACAACCCGCAACATCCGATTTCCAAACCAGATGATTGAACAAATTAACATCGCTCTTG